ACCAGCAAAAGCGGCTCCAGCGAGTAGAAATGGGCTTGCAGCAAGAGCTGCGATTGTTGATTTGATATTCATAATTGAATTTTAGTGTCTCGCATGGGCATTAAATAAACCCTGCGGATGATAAGACCCCCGACATGGGATCTTTAGAACATTCTACACAGGGTTACGATCTTTCGAGTCCTTTGTATTAAGTTATGTGTTAAACTGGCACACTATACTATGTGACAGTTCAACTATTTATCGTATCAGATCTTTCAAAATTTGTCAAGTACCTGATTAATAACCAATGGTAATAGACGGTATTCCGCCTGCTGAACACGTTGAGTCAAAGACTTAACAGTATCTTCAGAGCAGATCTGAACGACTGACTGATCTATTATATCACCACCATCAAGTTCTTCTGTCACCCAGTGGACAGTACATCCAGTGACCACTTCACCAGCATCCATTGCTTGTTCTACAGCATTCAATCCTTTATACTTTGGAAGTAATGATGGATGTACATTTATAATCTTATTTGGAAATGCATTAATAAACTCTGAAGATAGAACTCTCATATATCCTGCAAGAACTATAAGATCAACTCTCCAAGCATTAAGTATCTGAGTTCTTTGTTGATCTTCTTTATTACCAATACGAACATGAGGAATACCTAAATTATTTGCTCTTTCTATAGCACCACATTTCTTTTTATTATGTATCATCAACACAACTTCATGATCAGGGCATGAGTTAACAATATTCTCGAAGTTAGTTCCACTTCCAGAACACATAACTGCTAATCTCATCATGTTCCTTTACTCCTATTAATGAGACTAATAAATTTATCTGCTGCGAAAGTACCACCAACACAAACATCTATTTCATCTCCATCATCCCATACAGGTTCACCATTCTTCTTACGCATGTCTAGAGCCTTCTCTAGATCATCTATAATCTTCTGTGTTATTTTCATGAGTTTAATACCCAGACTAATCTAACAACCATACCTACAATTATAACATAATAGGTACACATTATCCACATACCTATCTTATTATGACGAGATCCACGCACATATGGGTGAGCACCTGATGGTGTTTTCTCCCATCCTGGTTGCATATACTCATCAGGGTCAATCTTTCTACCTATATCAGGTGACTCCCAGGGCTTTGAATGTGATAAATCTAACCATTTTCTCATTTGTTTCTTTCCTCCCATTGGATGAATACAAACATACAAAGTGTAACCCAAAAAAGGATTTCTAATCCATAATTATTCATAATAAATTAAATTTTATAGTGGTGGATACTCAGTTTGCAGTTCTTCTGCTGTCCGTTCTACTTGAAACTCATCACATAATCTTGCGACCTGTTTCTTATCAAGACCAGCTAACTGTCGTGCATTATCTAATGCTCTATAGATACACTCTCGATCACTGATGGGTGGTTTAATTGTAAACCCATGTTCATCTCGAAGACCGCCCTTCTCAATATCTGCCTCTACATAAGACAGATCTTGTTTCTTAGAAGGATTGGTATAACTGTGTGTCATCCTACTTTAGCTTCTGATTTAATCATTCTACAGGATATTCTCTACCTGTCAAGTCGAAATATGATTGTGGGGGTGGTTCAGGGTTATCATAACCACCTTTTAATCTCTTTTGATACTCACGCTCATCCAATACTTCATTAATGAGTATCTTCATCTCTTTAACATAAGTCTCGGTAAACAACCTTTTAGGTTTAACTATCATAGGTATTAATACCTTAGCGCCAGATCCTTTTTGATTTGGATCAGCAGGACCACTCATTCCCTGAGTGTCTATGTAACTTCCTGGCTTTGATTTACTCATAGGGTTCCAATGGCGTATCACGCCAGCAGTAATAAAACAATTAGTAACAAGGTAAGTAATGAAAATAGTACTGCGAACAGCACATACTGCATTATCATACTCTGTAGTTGTATGATCCGAGAAACTTCCCAAGGCATACTTCCAAATCCTCCAGAACTTATGGGCCGTCGTTGTTTTCATTACAATGGAGTTTAACTATCTCATCTAATATAGGTTCCATTTTTAAAAACTGTTCGTTTAAATTATAGAACAATTTATAATTTATGGTATTAACCCAGTAGCCAATAATGTCATTTCCATCACATTGAAACCCATATCCAGTAACAGGTTCATTAACACCATCAATCTTTAAGGTTTTGTTATTACCTGTGAGATAGCTGTGATACTTCTCGTCTAAGTTAATCATCGTTCCTCGAAATCAAGTTTACGGATTTTGCGTTTACGCCTTTGTTCTTGCCAAGCAAGATCTTGGGAACTAAGACCTTCGGATTTCATAGTATCAAAAGAATTAACCATCTCCACCATTGAGAGATCCTTCCCTGATATGTTTGTACCACGGATGCTCGTAAGATTCGGGCATTGACAACTCCTCGTCTGGGATGGATGTCCCTGTAATTGTTTGCCGCAATTCTTGCACCTGATAACTAACATCTCTAATCATCCCCTTAACTTCTTCAAGTTCTTTTATTAAGTCTTTTGTGTTCATTTCTATATATTCGACGTAGCAACTTGTGCCCAATCTTGGTCAAACAATTGTAACCCTTTCTCAGTTAATATATGATTATACATTCCTTCAAATACTTTAGGTGGTATCGTACACACATTAGCACCATATTCAAATGCTCTACCTACATCTCTTACACCACGAATAGAAGCACCTAGGATCTCAGTGTTATAGACCTGTTGTCTAGTAAAGACATTAGCAATATCCTTAATAAGACATAGACCACCAAAGGAATTATCATCTACTCTACCTACAAATGGTGAAACATATGTAGCACCTGCTTTAGCAGAAAGAATTGCTTGTGTTGGTGAGAATATCAATGTAACATTTACTCTTATACCTTCAGCACTAAGCATCCTACAAACTCTTAATCCATCTGGAGTACAAGGAACTTTAATCGTTGCAACGTTCCCAAAATCTCTAGATAATCTACGTCCTTCATCAAGCATCTCTTGACGATCACCAACAACTTCCATACTAATATCAGTAAGACCGAGATCCACTAACTCACGATATACATCTTCAGGATTTCTACCACTCTTCATTATAAGAGTTGGATTTGTAGTGATGCCATCAATCAATCCAGTACTATAATGTTCTGTTATAGCATTAGTATCAGCTGTATCTAAAAATATTCTCATGGAAGAAAAAATGTAATGCGTTAATATTTAGACTCCTCCACCTGGACTCGAACCAGGGACAGGGTGATTAACAGTCACCTGCTCTACCAACTGAGCTATAGAGGAATGAGGCGGGATAGAAGGGACTTGAACCCTCAACTTCCTGCGTGACAGGCAGGTGCTCTAACCAATTGAACTACTACCCCATATGGGCAAGGTTGGATTTGAACCAACGTAGGCATGGCCAATGGATTTACAGTCCATCTCCTTTAACCACTCGGACACTTACCCCAGAGCGGATGAAGGGATTCGAACTCTCGACCCTCTCCTTGGCAAGGAGATGCTCTACCACTGAGCTACATCCGCAAATGTGTGTGGGAGATTGGATTCCTGTATACCAATAAGAGGAGGGCATTACTACAGTTAGTAAAACTCCTCTGCCTGAGACCCGACTGGTAAGTCGATTCTGACCTGCGTCAGCAGCACCACCTGTGTCTCATCACCTTAACCAGCAGTATGCCAGTAAGTTTGTTCAGTCACTCCCGTGTCGGGCGATCAACCCAACAGATATATCATAACATAAAAAAAGAGGATGTCAAGCCTCCTCTTCCTTAAGTTTAATTAAATACTCGATGGTCGTAGCAACGTCATCCATTGCATCCCGAACCTCCTTCTGAGATCCAGTCTCTTGATGATACCTATTATCATTAGGAGCATACCTCCTTGTATAAAGAGACCATCTCCATATATTTAACTCTGGTGAATGCCAGATCTGTACTCTCATTGATAATATGTTTCGTAATATTTTACAAGTCCTGCTGTAGTTTTAAATTTCTCACACCAATCATCAGCACACTTATAAATTGATAAATTCCTGTTAGGAAATTTACTCATCAATAAGGACAACACCTTCTGGCGAAATTCTAATTGTGATTCTGTTAGATCCTTAAATGAGTGTTCCATACTGTCTGCGAATTTCACGTAACTGTTCAAAATCTTTTTGTTTAGTACCGCCATCATACTCCCATGCATAACCTTCGTCAATCATTTCTTCATTAAGTGACACATCCCCATCCCCGACATATAACCACCCAAGAAGACGACCATATTTGCCGACACCGCCAACAAGTTCAGTCCTAATAGTAAGCTCATCAGTACCAGCAATGGTACTTTCCAATTTTTCTTTGAGCCAGTTGGTTGCGTCGATTCCAAGTGCTTTCTCCTCTTTGTCTCTCGTTCGTTTCTCTGGTGTATCAACGCCAGCGATTCTAACTCTTTCCTTTTTATAGAGATCAAATCCCAGATCGATAAGTACATCGATAGTGTCTCCGTCAAGAACTTTAACGATTTCTGTTACTCTGAAGTTGTAACAACTCTTCCGAATAGGTGGGGTCATTGATCCCATAATCGATCTCCAAATTAGATATAGCATTATTTATCATGCTATCTATTGGAATACGATCTTGTTCCGATTCCCACTCTCTCATATCTTGTATCCATTCACCAGCAGTAGGAACAGCTTCTGCCCTTGGGGCAAAATAACCTGCACCAACAATGGTACAAGCTATAACTCCTAAAAGACTAACAGAAGCAACTACTTTCTCATTCGCACGTACTCGTGCTGTGAGTTCTTTCTGCTTTTCAATCAAAGAATCAACTTTCGCCTGAAGAACTGCTACCTGAATCTCTATCGTCATAGGTCATTATCCAATAAATTAAATACCCTACTCCACTGAGTAAAGTACCAAGCATAATATTTATAGACCATAGCATATC